TGATAATTATGATAATGTGCAGGTTATATATTTTGAATACAAAACATATTCAAACCAAGTCTTCAAGATAAAGAAAACAGAACAAGGTCTTGAAAAAGCCTTAGAGAAGTCAGATACATTTGATCCTCCAGCAAACGACAACTTTGAAAGAGTGCATAGATCAATAGAAGTTTTATATAGTGGAGCTAAGATTTTAGGTCAGGACAAAATGCTTAAATGGGAGCTAGCTCAAAATATGACTAGACCTTACAGCAATCAAAACAGAGTAGAAATGAACTACTCAATATCAGCGCCAAGAATGTACAAGGGCCGTATTGATAGTTTAGTGAGTAAGTGTGTTGGTTTTACCGACATGATACAAATCACTCATTTAAAAATTCAACAGGTTTTATCTAAGATGGTTCCTGATGGTGTTTTTGTAGATGTTGATGGTTTAGCAGAGGTTGATTTAGGTAATGGAACTAGCTACAACCCTCAAGAAGCACTTAATATGTACTTCTCAACTGGTAGTATAGTTGGAAGATCTTTAACACAAGATGGTGACCCTAACAGAGGTAAAGTACCTATTCAAGAGTTAAACTCTTCTTCAGGTATAAATAAAATACAAGCATTAATTCAAACGTATCAATATTATTTACAAATGATACGCGATGTAACCGGGCTCAATGAAGCTCGCGATGGAAGTATGCCAGCTAAAGATTCTTTAGTAGGTCTGCAAAAGCTTGCGGCAGCTAATTCAAACGTAGCAACTAAACATATACTGCAGTCTTTAATGTACGTAACCGTTAGAACCTGTGAAAATATAAGTCTAAGAGTAGCAGACATGTTAAGCTTTCCTTTAACTAAAGAAGCTTTAATGAATTCTATAAACGCCGCAAATGTAGCTACGTTACAAGAGATAGGTGATTTGAACATGCACGAGTTTGGTATATTCTTAGAATTAGAGCCTGAAGAAGAAGAAAAAGCACAGTTAGAAAAAAACATACAGATCGCATTACAAACAGGTAGCATAGCTCTTAGCGACGCTATCGATATTAGAGAAATTAGAAACTTAAAGCTAGCTAATCAGTTCTTAAAACATAGACAGAAAATTAAAAGAGATCAGGAGCAGCAAGCACAACAAGCTAATATTCAAGCGCAAGCACAGGCAAACGCTGAGACAACTGAAAGAGCTGCTATGGCTGAAGTTCAAAAGCAACAAGCTTTAGCTCAAACGGAATTACAAATAGAACAAGGTAAATCTCAGTTTAAGATACAGCAAATGCAGCAAGAAGCTGAAATTAAAAAGCAGTTGATGGCTGAAGAGTTTCAATATCAAATGCAGCTAGCTCAAGTTAGAGCAAATGCTGAAAAAGGAAAACTTCAAGACATTGAAGACAGAAAAGACGAAAGAACAAAAATACAAGCAACTCAACAATCTGAGTTAATAAACCAAAGGCAAACAGACTCACTACCAAAAAACTTTGAATCCGCAGGTATGGATAATTTAGGTGGTTTTGGACTGGAGCAGTTTGATCCTAGGTAAAGAATTTTTTAATTATTTAATTATATTATATTATGTCAGAAATAGTAAAACAAGAAGGAGACTTCAAAATCAAGGCTAAACCTAAAAAGCCTAAAAAGTTAGTCACTGATAACGAAGTGGTTAAGGTAGAAATGCCAAAAGTAAATCTAGATCAAGCTGAAAAAGTAGCTCCAGAAATTACAAAGATAGAGATTAAACCTGAAAAAGTAGATCAGATCGAAGAGGTTGTTGTCAAAGAAGTACAACCAACAGAGGTAGAAAACGCAATAACTGAAGATCCAGTTATGCAAGAGATCATCGATGAAGAGGTTGAAACTGTTACAGAACAAGTTGAACAAGCTGTACAGGAAAACAAACAAACAGGTAGAGCTTTACCTGAGAACGTTGAGAAGTTGGTTTCTTTTATGGAAGAAACTGGCGGAACAGTTGAGGACTATGTTAGATTAAATGCTGACTACTCAACAGTCAATGACGCTACTTTACTTAAAGAGTATTACAAAAAAACTAAACCTTATTTAGAAGGTGAAGATATAGATTTAATCTTAGAAGACTTTTCGTATGACGAAGAGTTAGACGAAGAAAGAGAAATACGTAAGAAAAAAATTGCGTATAAAGAAGAAGTTGCAAAAGCTAGAAACTTTCTAGAGGAAACAAAGAGTAAGTACTACGACGAAATCAAGTTGAGACCCGGCGTAACTCAAGACCAACAGAAAGCTACTGACTTTTTCAACCGTTACAATGAAGATCAAAAAGCTGCAAAACAACAGCATGACCAATTTGTGCAAAGTACTAAAAACTTATTAAACGATGATTTCAAAGGTTTTGATTTCAATGTTGGTGAGAAAAAATTTAGATACGGAGTCAAAAACGTCAGCGAGGTTGCCGAAGCACAATCTGACATTTCTAATTTTATAGGGAAGTTCCTAGATAAAAAAGGAAATATTGCAGATGCTAGAGGTTATCACAAAGCTATGTATGCAGCGCGAAATGCTGACACTATAGCTCAACACTTTTACGAACAGGGTAAAGCCGACGCGGTTAAAGATGTTGTAGCTAAATCAAAAAACATAAGCACAGAACCTAGAAAAAATTCTAGTGGAAATGTATTTGTTAACGGGTTAAAGGTAAAAGCAATTAGCGGTTTTGATTCTTCGAAATTAAAAGTAAGAACAAAAAAATTTAACTAAAAACAATTAATTATTATGGCATTAGATCCATTATTTGGTAGTATCGTACCATCACAAAAACAACAAGCATTAGCTACAAACTTTTTATCATTCAACGGAGGAGCAAATCCTGGAGATAGCGACACTTTCGCTCAACAGTATTTACCAGAAATCTACGAACAAGAAATCGAGCGTTACGGAAACAGAACGTTATCTGGATTCTTGCGTATGGTAGGAGCAGAGATGCCAATGTCTTCTGATCAAGTAATCTGGTCAGAACAAAATAGATTGCACATCTCTTACACAGATGTAACAAATGACCAAGTAAATACTTTAACTATTCCAGTTTCTGCTACTGTAAGAAACGTAATTTCAGTTGGATCAACTATCGTTGCTATCGACAAATTAGGAGCAGAATTAAAGTGTGTTGTAACCGCTTCTAACCTTTCTACAGGTGTATTAACAGTTGCTCCTTATACTGCTACAACAACTGCTACTTTAGCTGTTGAAGATATCAAGATTTTCGTATACGGTTCAGAATATGGAAAAGGATCAAGCACTCCTAACTACTCTGCTTCACAGACAGATGGTTATGTAAGCGTAGAACCTGATTTCACACAATTCTCTAACTCTCCAATCATTATTAGAAACAAATACGTAGTATCTGGATCTGATATGGCTCAAATCGGGTGGGTAGAAGTTGCAACTGAAGACGGAACTTCTGGATACTTATGGTATTTAAAAGCTGAATCTGAAACAAGATTACGTTTTGAAGACTATTTAGAAATGTCTGTAGTAGAAGGAGAAAAAGCTTCTGCTGCTGGTGCTGGATCTGCTGCTGCAGCTGGATACAAAGGTACTGAAGGTTTATTTGCTGCTATCAAGTCTAGAGGAAATGAAGAAGCTGGATTCAACGCTGCTGCTGATGCATTAGGAGAATTTGACGCTATCTTGAAAAACTTAGATACTCAAGGAGCTATTGAAGAGAACATGTTATTCTTAAACAGACAAACTTCTTTAGGATTTGACGATATGTTAGCTGGATTAAACGGTGGAAACGCTGGAGCTGGTTCTGCATATGGTATCTTTGAGAACTCTGAAGATATGGCATTGAACTTAGGATTCTCTGGATTCCGTCGAGGTTCTTATGACTTCTACAAGACTGACTGGAAATACTTAAACGATGCTTCTACAAGAGGTGGTGTAACTGAAGCTGCTGCTGTAGCTGCTCCTGTTGCTGCTATCGACGGTGTATTAGTACCTGCTGGAACTTCTACTGTTTATGACCAAGTATTAGGAACAAACATTAGACGTCCATTCCTACACGTACGTTATAGAGCTTCTCAAGCTGATGACAGAAGAATGAAGCAATGGTTAACTGGTTCTGCTGGTGGAGCAATGACTTCTGACTTAGATGCTATGGAAGTAAACTTCTTATCTGAAAGAT